CCATGCCCAATAAACTACCAACACCAGTAGGCGCTGTTACTGTGTTTAGAGAAAACCCTGTTTTGTTTACTGGATCTGCGTATGTTCCCAATCCTGATAAAACTAAATTACTTTCTTCTTTGGCCAACTGTGCTGTAGTCGATGCTAAAGCACCATTGGCTTTATCTACCACTGCTTTTAGATCAGCGTTACTGGCCGCTTGTGTATTAAAATTGTTTACTGCTGTAGTTACTGCGGCCTTAGCTGATACTACACCAGAGTCGGCATTAATATAGGCTTGTAGATCGTTGCCTGTTAAACCTAAATCTTGCCCTGCGGCTGTTGCGGCTGACACAGCCGATGTTAGCCCATTAGATGCAGATATCATTGCCGCACCCACTGGACTAGCATTAATGCTTTCCATACTCTTGCTGATGTCACGGAAACTGTCCATATGTGCTTTACCCGACACACTACCCAACATATCGCTCATGGTAGGAAGTCCCAGCGGGCTGTCGCCTGTGCCCAACATACCTTTAAATGCACTGGCTATGTCGTCTGGTATAGGATTCTTTAGTCCTTCTAGATTTGGTAAACTAGGAACTTCGATCTTCTTCAGCATATCCCCAGCTTTGGAAAAGTCTGTAAAATTTCCGCCTAAGTTACTAAATGCATTGCCTAGTCCAGATAAATTACCGCCCGGAATAGTTTTTAACACATCTGCACTTACGATATTTTTAACATCTAGCACACCTGCTAGACTGGTTAGGTTTGCTGTTGCCGGTAATTGCAATCCTGTTTGTTTGATTATGCGTTGTAGATCACTGCCCTGTACTTCGCCAAGTATTTGTTTTAATTGCTCAGGAGGAATAACATCAAGATTTCTAGGATCATATCCGTATGCGGCTATTCTATCATTGATGCCTGTGCTGTCGGCTAGGCCTTGATTTTGTAAATTTCTAATCAGGCTGGTCGGACTTCCCATGTTAGCAACATCCTTGGCGTCAAACATAGTACCAAACCCACCAAGGCTTTTTCCTAAAGCACCAATGTTGTCTTTGGCTGTCATGGCCATGGAAGTTAATGCCCCTGCGCCAGGTAAACCACTCATGCTAGGCAGTGCCGGTAATCCACCAAAAACATTACTCATGCCATTGCTGGCCATGCTAGAAAATCCATTTAGTCCAACCCCTAGGTCGCTAAATGCTTTTCCACTAAACTGTTTAAGGGCGGCACCCCATTCAGCGGCCGCGGCACCAAAGCCAGCACTTTGATTCATTACACTGGTAAACTTTTTAAGTCCTTCTACACCTGGCTGAATAATACTGCTGGCTTGTGATTGTATGGCGGCAAGTTGTGTGCCTGAATTACGCATGAAATCGGGCATTCCGCTGATAGTACCAGGCATTAAACTGCTAATAGTACTCAATGAGCCTGTAACAGGACTTGAGTTAAAATTGTTAAAATATCCGGTCATGTTAGAACTTACGCCCAGGCCTTGCCCGCTCATAAATCCTTTTGCCGCTATTAGTACGCTTGGTGTAATTGCCATAGAAAAATTTACCTTATATTGTATTTAAGGCTATTTTTAATGCTGGGTTTTAATTAACCGCCAATATCAACATCGTCACTGCCCGATGCTACAACGTGCCCGCATTCAAATGGGTCATCTTTTCTAGCGGCAGCTCGACCGTTGATAAAAACTGTGCCGCTACCTACTTTAACGGGGTTGGGCACATGGGGAGGGTGTGGAATGCCATATGGGCTGTGATCATTGCTCATTGACCCCACTGTGGCCGCAGGTTTACCATTAATGAAAACGTCGCTACTGCAATCGCTTTCAATAATTCCGTCGCAGTCTGCTAACGGATCGTCTTTACGTGCGGCCTGTGGCATTAGGTGATAATCCCTTGTTTAGGAATAATATCAATTCCTGTAGTGGTTTTTAGGTAATGGCTTTTCATCTGTTCCAAGCTCTCTGCACAGAACATAACGTGGCTTTTGCTTAGTGTTACAGTAGCTTTTTCATTAGCACTGAACAAGCTCTGAATTAAACCCAGGCCTTGAGGGCTCGGAACCACGGTACAAGGGCTAGAAATCTTATAAAAACCTTCGTTTTCTTCAATGATCTTAGCCACAATTTCGTCACCGTTAACTAACTTGAATGATACAATATCGCCATCTGCGAATTTTTGATTTGAAATTAACATACTATCCTTTTGAGTTTATAAATCTTTTTTTATTTCAACAATAACATCGTCGTAACGATTTTTAACGCTTCTAAAATCGTGGATCTTTACATTTGGGTGCAGAGCCAGCAGTTGAGATCTTGTGCTGTTAAGGTCTCTTACATCCTCAATTATGTAAATACCCCCGGGATTGAGTTTTGGCCACAAAATTGAAAAAGTAGCCAATTGATGCTCAATCATGTGCGATCCATCATCTATAACTACATCAATGTTGTTGTAGGCACTGAATGTAGATATTTTTGTTGCATCTGCAATTTTTATTTCACAACCAGGACAATTTACAGAATTATCTTTTATGTCTACACCCACAATTGTAGCCTGTGTAAAATACTCTCTCCACATTCTCAATGAGTGTCCATAGCACACACCAATTTCTATTACTGTGTTGCTGGTGTTTCTATAAGACTCCAGTGCATCAGCATAATAATCTATGTAGCTGTGTGCTGTTCCTTTGTCACCGAACCCGTCGGGTGCAGTATCCTTGCTGTAAATTTCCTGTAAACTATGCATCATTATTTTTTCAAAGTGGTCCAAAATTCTTCTGGGCGACCTGCTAGGCCTTGATACCCACCCGCTAGCAATACCCCGTCGTTGAAAATCTGTGGTACACTACGCAAGCCTTGGTCTACAAGGAACTCACGTGCATCAGTGGTTTCTTCGATGTTTACTACTTTGTATTCTACGCCCTTGCTTTCTAACAATGCTTTTGCACGGTCACAGAAAGGACAGTTGTTTTTGCTGTAAACTGTTATCATAAACTAAATCCTTTGAATGTATTGTTGTCCACGTCTTGTTTGGTTCCGCCAATAACATAAGTGGTAATTTCTGTTTCTTGTGGCGCCACTTGTACTTCGCTACCTGCAATCCATTTAGCAGTCCAAGGCAATGGGTTTGAACCAGCTTTGGTTCCACAATCTAATCCAATAGCAGTCATACGCTTGCATGCGATCCAATCCACATACTGAGCCAATAGTTGTTCGTTAAGACCGATCATTGATCCGTCTTTAAACAAATATCTGGCCCAAGACTTTTCTTGCTCAACTGCTTGCTTGAACATGGCTTCACATTCTGTGCGAGTTTCTTCTTTGATTTTTGCAAAGTCTGGATCGTCGCCGGGTAAAATCTTAATTAATGTTTGTGTAAATGCTAGATGTAGATTTTCATCACGGCAAATCAATTTAATAATCTTGGCATTGCCTTCCATCTTCTTAAGTTCAGCAAATGCCCATGAACAAGCAAAACTAACGTAGAAGCGAATACCTTCAAGTGCATTTACGCTGTTAATTGCCAACCATAATTTTTTCTTAAGTTCGTACATGTCAACTACAACTTCCTTGCCGTTGACCGTGTGCTTACCAGGTCCCAGTGTTTGATACCAACGACTGGCTTCAATGCATTCATCGTAGTAACGACTGATGTCTGTGGCACAGGTTACAATTTCGTCAATGTCTGTTAGTTCATCAAAAACTTGACTAGGGTCGCTGTAGACGTTGCGAATAATATGTGTGTAACTACGACTATGAATAGTTTCGTTAAATGCCCAAGTTTCGATCCATGTTTCTAATTCAGGAATACTTGCCAATGGCAAGAAGGCGAGATTAGGACTGCGTCCTTGTACAGAATCCAACAGAATCTGACGTGTCAAATTGACGATACTTTAGGGTTTCATAACGCTGAATACTTACTCCGCCGTCGGGGTCTAAAAACGCCAATGCTTGTGTGTGATTTTTCTTGTTGTTAATGTTAAACACGCTCATAATCTTGTCCTTTAATGTAATTCTCTAGTTCTTTTGCTATTGTTTGATGAGCAATTATAGTCGGGTGGGCAGTAGCTCTGTCCAGCCAACCAAGACCTTGAAGTTCTTTAACTGCATTCGTATTATACTGTGCTCCTTTGGGTGCAAGAATATTTAACCAAGGTGCTGGGCTATTTGATATACCATTATAATTACACAAAAACGTTAGCATGTCGT